TCATCTGCTGGCAATGGTTCGTTGCCCTCGGCAAGCCATTGAAGATAGGCTTGGTAGTCGGTGTTCGCGGGGTCAAAGGGTATGAAGGCGTTGTCAGCAATGCGTTTAATGCAGTGCGCCGCGCCCATTGATGAGTCAGGAAGAAGTTGGTACATGACTTACCTCATTCAAATTTGCAAATTTCCCAAATAGTTCTTTGGCTTTTTCGTTGTACGCATGGGCTGCATCAGCCGCCGTCAGGAACAAACCAAGATGTAGTGTTTTACCGTTAAGAGTAATCCGCGATCTCCACTTATTTCTAAAAGGAACAACGCCTTTATAGGGGCTTATGGCAGTTGCCTGATGCCGCTGCTTCATAATGTTTTGCTGATGCGTACAGGCTTGTAGGTTTTCTCTGCGGCAATCCAATGCGTCACCGTTGATGTGGTCAATCACACCCTCTAACGACAATCCCATGCGCTCCGCAACAAGGCGGTGCAGAAGAACCTGCTTACCACCAATAGAAGCCTTGGCGTATGTGATGTGCTTAGACGCAAGACCAGTCCAGTTGTGCTGGATTAGGTCTTGGTCTTGTGGGCTTAGTCGGATGTTCATAGTTCAGCAGAGGCAGTCCAAATAATACGCATATATTGTCCGTTAGCCGTTGCCGTAGCTGCCGCTGAAATGCGGAATCCTGCAATTGCATCAGAAGGAGATGTTGCGGTAACAGTTCCCATACTTGCGTTTGAACTTCCATCAATGGTTATTGTGGCAGCGGCTCTTTTTGAAACCGCATATGGAATTGAAGTGTAATAGGTTACGCCATTGGTGACATTCCCAGACCAAAAACCTGAGTTGCCATCGTAACTCGTGTTTTTCTCTAGGTATCTCTGACACATAATCAACTCACGCCCGTAGTCCCTGCGCTCGAACGGTGTTGCTACTGAGCCAGCTTCTAGTTGTACGCCGGTGATGTAGAAGGTTGCGCCGTTGGTTGAGACAAGGTTAGTCTGTCCTGTTGCGCCACGCGGAAAAGACGCCCCCCACGATCCTGCTGCGGCAAGCAACGACGATCCAGCACCCAGACTGAACATCACCGTGATGCCCTTTAGGTTGCCTGTCTGCCACGTTCCTGTCGTGTCTCCAGCAATCGTGATTGTTTTGTATTCCCAAGTGTTTGCGGCATTGATGACAAAGCTAAACGCATATCCGCGATTACCGTCGTGGTTAGACAAACTGCCACCAAAAGTTCCGGTCAGGCTAGATCGAACCCAGAAAGACAAAGTAATTGTTTGCGCGTTGGCGGTTCCCCAACTTAAGTCAGCAGTGTTGAAACCTTCAATGTATTGGATAAGCTCAAATTCGTCTGTAGAGGTGAGCGAGTAAGCTGACGATGACGTAATACCTAAATAGTTTACAAATCCGGTTGGCGGGGTTATTGATCCTTGGTTCCGTTGAGCAGTAAACTTGCTCGTTTGCGAGTTACCAAAAACCCACCTATCTAGTGTGTAGTTGTTGTTTGGCGTCACACTCGCACCGTTATTCCGCTGGTCGATCACCATCCCACCGTTAATGATGCGGTTACGGAAACCCAAGCTATTGACCGCTGAGATGTTGTTGCTGTTGACAGTCAACGAACTGCTAGATACAGCACCCGCCATCGTTACAGCCTGATTCGTACCTACCGTGATCGCAGTCGTACCAGCCCCTGTACCCGTCTTAATCTCAAGGATACCTGTGCTATCCGACGTTATCTGTGCGCCTGATGCTACGTTACCCGCTTTAAGTATCGTTGCCATTTATTATCCTTTAAACAACAGTCCAGAACGAGCCGTCAGAAACCGTCACCGTAACGCCATCGGCTACCGTAATCGTTCCAGCAGACATCCCGTTATCACCTGACGCAATCGTATAGCTCGTTGCTATTGTTGCCTTATTAACAAAGATACCGTTATCTGCCCTCGGTACACTCGCCGATAATTCACCCGTACTTGGTTTATAAAGAAGTTTGGCGTTACTTGTGTATAAATTCTCAGCAGTCCCTGAAGTCGCTCCAGCAAAGACCGGATACAGGTTACTTGCCGTACTCGTATCGTTTGATAGTGCCGATCCACCAATCGACTTCCATGCAGGAGAAGAACCGCTATAACCCTCGAACTGATTCGTCGTGCTGTTATAACGCATCATCCCCGTCGTAGGACTTCCCGGCTGCTGACCAGTAGTACCCTTGCTAATTAGCAATGCACCTGTGGACGTAAAGGAGGAGTCTGAGGAAGCCGTTAGAACCGTAAATGCGCCTGTAGTGGCTGTAGATGCGCCTATCGTTGTGCCATTGATAGACCCACCAGCAATCGTCGCACTACTAATAATCGCATTAGTATAGGTGACAGTCGTACCGCTAAGATTCGTAATCGTCAGGCTGTTAGCCGTGTTTCCTGACTGTAACTTGTCTGTATTTAGATTTACAAAGTTAGCATCTACCTCTGTGTGAGTTAGCGCACTACCTTTACCAGCCCGTGTGACGATAGTGGACATTACTCACCTCTTAGGCCAAAGTTACCGACAATGATCCAACCGCAATCTTGAAAATATCACCCGTTTCAATCGTCTTAGATGTATCCAAAGCCGTGTGATACATCAAGTTACCGCTAGTCGCAGCATCTAAAATACCAATCCATCCCACCGTACCCCAGTTACCCGTAGCCTGTGGGAACTCAACCGCTGCAGTATTCGTAGTCACACCGTTACTAGGCGCACCAAACGTCACAGAAGTACGAGCATACGAACCGCCAGACACCTCAGTACCAGTATTCGCATCAGTCGGATCAGACGTAAACAGACCCACATAGACCGTCGTAGGGCTGGTGTAGCTAGTGTTTCGCAGAGTCGCGTTAATTAGCGCGTTCTCTAAATGGTTACTCATCTCTGCCATGATTTACCTCACGTTATAAGACATAGACATAGGCTGACCGCTGTATTCACTCGACTGGTCAGAGTTCGTAATCGCGGTTATTGCACGATCATATAAAGTAGCCCATGTCTGAATACGGGCATCATTCATTAAGTACGGCTCTGCTTCAGCCAAAGACGCATACAGCAAAGCATCAGGATAGTTCGCTAGGAAGATGTTGCTAGAATTGCTATCTGACAACAGAGTAGGCTTGCCGTAGTACAGCATCTGAAGCACATAAGTACCGTCAGGAGATGGTGCTAGCTGTAGTTCAGCACCCAGAATCGTGTAGTCGATAGGCTTACCACCCTCTGTAACCCTAGACTCAGCGTAGAAGCTATTAGGAGCCTTGTAGCGCAATGTAGTCACCGGATTCGTATTCAGGTGAATATCGCGCATCTCTAAGAAGTCTGTAGGTAATCCAACCGTAGAATCACCACCTGTAGTCGATGCCGTTGCGACAATCAACATCTGCCGAGTTCTCAAGTCTCGACGTAGCCTTTCCTCAGCTAGTCGGATGAAATCGGGGATAACCGATGTTAGGTCACTACGGGCTAGGTAATTTGCTACCGTAGTCTTTAAGTCCGAATAGCTAGTAAATGCCATATTATTCCTCTAACTGCTCAAAGTCCTTCCAGCCATATTCGTATGTGCCTATGTGCCTGATGTGCATCGATAGCTCATGGTCTACATACGTCTGAAAGCCCTCAGAACCAGCCTTGACGCAGAAATATACATCCTCACCACAGACACCGTTAGAACCCCATCCAGCATCAAACCAAGGTCTACCAGTCTTCTCAAATACTTCCTTACGGATCATTACAGCACCAAACCCGACCGCTGTAACCTCCTCGATTCCCTCTTTACCGCGAGAATCTACATTCGACCACTTACGAACCTCAGTATCACCATCCATGTACCTAGTCAAAATCTTTGCCGTAGGTGTGACAGGCTTCCTTCTGGTCGTAGCATTAACCCCAACAATAGGCACATCGCGGCTTAACATGATGTCAATGATGTCGTGTGGAAACCGCATATCGCTATCGATAAACAGCAATGCGTCACACCCTTCACTCAAAGCAACCTGCGCTAGCTTTTCCCGTTGGTCGAAAATCAGCGTTCCCGGCATTGTGTAAAGGCTTAGCCCACCTTTACCGTCCTTGCAACGAACTGACGCATCGTGCGCTGTCATCCTCGCAAAGTCGAAAGCAAAACCAGTATGAACCTCATCCCTACACGGTACGCAAACTCCTACTCTCATACAGTTCCTCGATACGTCTTACAGGCTTGACCAAGTTCTGTGCCGTTAAGAAACTGTGCGAATCTGTCTGTATCTATCACAGCAAACCCTCGCATAATTCCTTGCTTGTTCAGGTCATCAATCACCGTATACGGAATCCTTGCGACGTGGTGCATCTCGTTGAGGAAACCTGTGCGCTGCTTATCGAATTCTCTTTGAGCCTTGTTAGCCTCAAGAATCTCCGTGATGTCCTGCTTGGTCTCGATGACAATCCCACCGTCACCGTCTGCATGTACTGTCTGAGTCCGTATCGGGTTGCTCATAAATTCCTTGTTTTAGTGTTCCTATAACAAGAGCAAAAATGCTTTCCTTATTATAGTTAGCCCCCACCGTTAGGCAGGGGCTATTTGCTACTTATTACAGAGCCATATCTAGGTCAGCAACGATGCCATGAGCAGCTTCGTTCTTGACTTCCAGAGTAACTTCAGCCAAGAGCTGAGTATTCTCGCTATCACCAGTCTTAGCCAGATCATTAGTCTGGAATGGACGGAGATAAGCAAGTGCTGCGTACTCAGGATCAAGGATCAGAGCATCACGGGTACGCATAAATCTATTAGGTACTATAGAAATTTGGCCGAAATCACTCATGTAGAGGTCAGCTGCGCCCACAATGGTAGTAGGGGTATTACCGGGAGCCATGTAACGCTGTGCGGCGATACCAGCAAACGACGATACCTTTTGCTTACCAGCAGCACCAACCATCAGAACCTTTGGCGAACCACCGGAGACAAACACCTCTGCAACAACAGTCTTCAGCAAAGCCTCGGTGAAGGTACGAACAGTACCGTCAGTACGGGTTGATACACCGATAGTTGCTGGATCAGCACCGTCAGAAGCCTTGTCCGAGTTAGTCTTGATCCACGACAGGATCGAACCCAACTTACGAGCGATTGTCGATGTACCAGCCGAACGACCTTGGTTAGCCAACAGGATAGTTTCCAGATCGCGCTTCAGTTCAGCAGAAGCCTTAGCCAACTGATAAGCCTTTTCCGACTTACGACCAGCCTTGTTTACTGTGTCCAAAGTACCCGAAACCTGAACGGTCTTCTGGATGATTTGGGTGTAGTTACCAAGACGAACGGTAGGAGCCAGAGTTGCCGATGTAGCGTCAGCACCTTCAATCGCAGCGTTAGCAGTAGTAGCAGCAGCCAGCGAATCAGTCTGCCACTCGTGATACACGGCAGTAGCTTTAGTCTTGCCAATCGAGGACATGAATGGCGTCTCAGTTGGCGAGATGTCATAGATGATGTCGGTCAAATCTTCCCGCTGACCAATCGCGGTGTGTGCTGTAAATGTAGGCATGATTTAATTCCTCATAAAAATCGTTCAAATGCTTTAGCGGCATCAGCGACCCTTCCGGTCTGCTTCGCCCTAGACTTTAGTTTCTTCATCTCGTCGCTGCTATCACGAGGCTGTGAAACTCCCGACTTCATTACCTTCGGAGCCTCATTAACCTTCTTCGTGATTCCCGGCTTTGCAGACTGTAACTTGTCGTACTGCATCGCCTTGTACAGCGTTAATACTGCTCGCGAATCATAAACATTCGCTAATTCCTGATCTGAGAATCCCGCCTTGAGTCCGAATTCACGGAGTTCACGACGTAATGTCTCGCCCTTCTGCGGGTCAGCATACTCAGGGATAACCTCTGCCAGCTTACGAGACTCAGCCTGTACTACCTGACCAAGTTGCTCCTGCTGCTCCCTCTGTTGCTGATCGGCAATCCTAGCCTGTTCTGCTCGAACTTGGGCTAGCTGCTTCTCCCGCTGAGACAGTTCTGCGACCTTAACTGCGTAACCGATAGGATCGGTTTCCTTCAGATAGTCCAGATTCTCAGTTTCCGGCTGCTGGTTAAGCATCTGCTCAATGACCTGCAACCGTTCCGCATATTGATCGCGGAGATACTTAGCTTCCTCGATACGCTGGCGTTCTGCTTCTACAACCTTGCGATCTTGAGCTACAGCTTCTACCTTGCGTCTGTAATCCGCGCCAAGTTGATAAGACTGAATAAGCTCATCAAGGGTCACCTCACGTTCCTCACCAGCGGCTTTCACCCGGTAGGTCGGAGATTCCTCTGCTTCTTCCTCGCCTTCATCTTGTTCTACCTCCGACTCATCTTCAGCTTGCGCCTCGATTTCATCGGATTCGGCCTCGCTATTGTTGGCCTCGGTCTGCGGTTCTGGTTGTCCTTGTTCGGAGCCTTCCTCGCTTCCCATAAGTCCCAAAATAGCGTCGGCTGCGCCATTTACATTCAACTCTGCAATCCCGGATTCCGGGGTCATGCCTTGAGTTTCGCTCATGTAGTAAGTTTCCTAAATTATATCGGGAACTGCCCGACTCAGTTACAAAATTTTCAGCCGCTTTTCGTCTATCAGCTTCTGTGCCGATAGCCCTTCAAGGTAGGCCTCAATCTTCTCTAATGCCCTTAGCTGGTGGTAAGCATTTTCCCTTACGTTAGCCTCGCTAGCAGCACTCATAGCAAATTTGTTAATCTCTACTGACCTGAGTTCTTCCATCATCATCTGGAAGCCCTCATCCCGCAGTAAGTGTTCAGCCCATTGGGATTTGTCCATTCGTACCCTTAGTCAAACTACCCAGTTCACGGATCGCCTTTAAGACAATGTCAGCCTGTTTGTTACGGCTGTCCTCGTCAGCAATATCCATCGCCAAGATAGCCTGTAGTTGTTTAACAGCCAACTCAGCCTCTTTGATACGCATCTCAGAAGCACTACGCTCCTGCTGCATAGACAATTCAATTCCCTTACGGGTGAACTCAGCCTCTAGTTGCTCTCTCTGCAAGCCTAGTTTCGCAGCCTCAATCTGAGCCTTAGCCTCGGTCTTTTCTCTCTCTACCTGAGCCAGCATCTGAGCTACTTCAGCCTGAGCATCTGGAGCAGGTGGCTGTGGCTGACTCAATGCCTCGTTCTGTTCAGGACTGATCTCGTTAATGAAGGCGTTAGCATCCTTGAAACCAGCCGATTCAATCAGTCTCGCTAAGGTATCCCGGTACTGAGCCACAGATACCAACGGATTAGATGCACCAAACTGAGTTAGAACCTGCTCCTGCTTGGCTAGGATCATTTGCAACATAGCCAGTTTCTGCTCTCTGTCACCTGAACCCAGACCGACGTTAATCGCCACATCGTACTGATTCGTCCACGAGCGAGGATCAAAGGTCACAAACTTGCCACGCATACGGACAATCTTGGCCTGATCCTGATACTTGCCCAATAGGTGCAAAATGCCCTTAAACAGCGACTTAACGCCTGTCTCAGCAAAGATTCTAGCAATCAACTCCAGCTTCCCAGAGTTCGACTTCATCATGGCTGCAATAGCCGTAGCAGAGACGTTATTCAGTACATCCGGGTCTAAACCGTTCTGCTGGTCATTTACACCTGTACGCTTGGCCTGAACCGCATCCATGTACTCAAGCATTGGGAAAGCCTGAGCCGTTACAGCAGGAACCTCTACCGGAGTAATCGCACCAGCCGACTTCATACGGATAATACCGCCCGGAGTTGCATTAAGAGCATCATCTAAGTTGACCTGACCATCAACCACACCCAGACGAGCATTATTCGTTAGGTACAGGTTATCCAGCATCTGTCTCGTAACAGTAGACTTGATTAGCTGGATGTCCATTGTCCGGTCTGCTAACGACTGACCATAAAATTTGTGCGGAATCGGGATCGGACACAGGCTATGGAACGGTACTAAGTCACATTCCTCATCGTCTAGGATTTCGTTGCCAGAATAGACAATCTTCCGCAACTCAGCGATACCATCACCATTAACGTCGATCTTGATGTAGCACTCGTAGACCTCAACAACCTGCATCGTTGGGTCAAGGCTGATGTTCTCATCCGGCTGCTCACCCTGACTGAATCGAGCAATACGCTCAGTCGTGAACTGGAGATCGTCGTAGCTAGGCAATCCCTCGATGACATCCTTGTCGAACCCCATCGCTATGAGTTCCGAACGAGTCATCAAGCGACGATGCGCTACGAACGGGCTATCCTCAATAGTTCTTGCCGATTTGCTAATTAGGAATTCTTCTGGCGGTACGTTCTCAATCTTGACGCAGCCGTATTTCTTAACCTTCTTGACCTTGACCGAGTAGTAAGGAATCTGGATAGGCATACCCATCATATCCATACCACCGTCAACCATCTCGACCTTCTGGCTCACTACCTCGATGGCAGGATCAGACAGCAGCATGGCTAGTTCGTCTTCTGTCAGGTTCTTGTAGGACTCTTTATTAACGTCCTCTTGGGCTTCCCAGTACGCCTTGACCACGCCAATTTTCATCATCAGCGCGTCTTTGAACCAGTTGTGCAGGATGATTAGACCGTCATTCTCACGGTAAAAGACCCAGTTACAGTAGTCTGTGGCCTGTTTGGATGACTCCTCATCTTCTGGAGTCTGAGGCTCAAAGGAGACAATATCCTCGGTGGTCGTAAAGACCCGGATAAGTTGAGGTAATGCACCGTCGATAGCCTCGGCTACCTCACCAGTTACGATCTGGCTACGGCCTTCTACCTCGTTACCATACGGATAACGTAGGTAATACTCTAGTGCTTTGGATCGCTGATCCGTAGTCTCGGTATCAATGTATCCGATGGAGTTATCGATCTCATTCTCGATAATTCCCTTGATTTGACCCTCATCCATCTTCATAGCAAATCCTTATGGGTTTTGCTTATTATACAATCCATTTCGTTGAAATTGGCAACGATGTCTGCCATGAACTATCGCCCTCGTCAAGACCTATCGCTAGGTATCTGAAAGCGTCACTCATATGGCTAGACCAGTCATGTAGCGGCTTCTCGTAGAATATCTGCCGTCTCTCGTCATGTTCCCTACGATAGTTCCGTAAGGCATCTAGTCCCTGCTTAGTCCTCGGATGGAACCAACATCTAGGCAATAGTCTCCTCACAGCCTGAATCCCGTCAGCCACAGACAATCTAGGCGCAACCGTTATGGACAGACCTGCTTCCTCTAAGACCTCTCTACGGCTCTTGCCTGTGCCTAACTCCCTTACTTGTACGTCATGGGGCAGGATATGGGTGAATCCCTCGTACTTGTTGTCTCTTAGCCAATTAACGTACCAATCTAACGCTTGCCCATGATTTTCGACGCAATCAAGTAGTCTGATTTCCTTTCCAACCACCTGAGCAACCCAAATAGCCGTAGAGTCACCCATGCCAAGATCCCATGCAGTAAAGCTACGACACAGATCGTCACGAGGAAAATCAGTAATATGATGATCCCTTTCAAGGTCGTTAATAAGTTTCCCAAAGTAGCTCCCCTCCACGGAAGAATTGAAGTCGCACTCAAATTCTTGCCGATACTTGTCTTCACCCATCTCACGATAGGCGGCTTTGAGTTCGGAGTCAGGGAGTATCTTTGTCTCACTAGCCTTGAACTCTAGGTACTTCCAGCCTTCCTCGGACTTTGCTCTGTCGGCTAGTTCAGCGAAATGGTTAGCACCTTTAGGAGTGCCAATGAAAGAACACCACCCACCACGGTCGGAAAGAGCAGGTCGGATGATCTCGTTCCAAATTCTCGGATTCTGATCGCCAACTTCGTCGATAACCACGCCATCGAAATACTGACCGCGCAGACTGTCAGGATTATCAGACCCGTAAAGACTAACCCTACGCCCCCAAAAATCAACCCGTAACTCAGCAATGTTGGCAGTTGCATTTAGCGGCCTTGTGTACTCTAGTAGGTAATCCCAAGCGACTCTCTTGGCTTGGCTGTAGGTAGGTGCTATGTAGGCAAACCGTGGATTAGGCTTGTCGCACTCTATCGCGGCTTTGATAAGGTGATTGATTGCGCTAACAGTCTTTCCCATACGACGATGGGCAACCACCACAGTAAAACGATGCTGCTCGATAGCATGGTGGATTTCCTCCTGCTGCTCCCTTGGCTCGTAAGGAATGACTATCTCTGTCACTTAACGTATCCGCAGTTCAGGCATTTGTTGTTCACTAGGAACGCGCTGCACATCGGGCAATTTACTGGCTTATAGCTCATTTCCGTCCTCCCCATCTCACAATATGCTCTTGGGCTTCCCCATCCTTACCCGTTACCTCTGTCCTTGCCAGCTTAGGTATATGGTACTCAGATAGTTTCTGCATTAGGTCTAGTGCCTTGGCTGGATCAGGCTTTAACCCTAGCACCTCATCTCCCTCAGCTACCCTCTGAAGCCATCTGTCCATGTAAGGCACGTTCTTCTCTAGCAGAGTAGCAATAGCATTACGCACTACCGCAGTAGACTTATTAGGCACTCCTGCTGGTCTTCCCGGCCCTGCTAGACCTTCACCGATTTTAGGAGTTTCTTTAACCTTATCTGTTTCCATTTTTGCATTATCCTCTGGATGTCATGCCTACTTTATGACAACTACTTCACCTTCTGTTTCTATCCAAACTCTTGCACCACAAGATAAAGGCTTATCTGGACTATAGACTATCTTGCTACTTCCCTTTATCTCTACTTCGTGAGCGTAGTTGTTTGTTTTGTATGTTTTTACTGTTAGAACAGGATCAAGACTGCCAGTTTTTGCATTTTTCTTTATAACGTGCTGGTTTACATGAACTATTGTTTTCATATTTGCATCTATCCATGATAGCCATACTTACTTCTTTGGTTTCTTCTCTTGTTTCTTTGGTAACTCTACTTGAGTTGATCCTATCAAGCCTACCGGCAATCCTGCTGCCAATATGCTCGGATTCGTAACATCGTATGTCCCTCGATTACCTATAGCAGATTTAACCTGTGTTGGATCAAATGCAATAACTTCCTGCACAGCACCATTTTTATCTAAGTAAAAAACACCGTCGTGTCCACGTTCTTTAAGCACATCTACCGTTCGTTGAGGCATTACCCAAGGATCGCCACCAGTTCCTTCAAATAACTTTTGCCATGTTTGATCGGTAACAACTAACGGATTTTTGATGTTTGCATATAAAGGCATTACGTTAGTGCCGGGAGTAAACATATTTGAGCTACTGCCGTACATATATCCGGGTTTATCTGGAATTTGACGGATATTGTGAGCTGCTGGCTGAAATTCTTTGTTTGGAGTCATCCATATAGCAGCACCACTACGCTCTGGATTATTACCCCCCGGCTTAAATTCAGTAAAGTCAAAAGGAGTCGCATGATACAAACGCTCTTTTACCGCCGATGACTCAAGAAATCGCTCTTTAGCATTTTCAGCTTTACTCGTTGGCTTTATGCCAGAAACACTTTTTGCAGCTTTAATGCTGCCCTGAAACTGGGTTAGGTCAAATACTTTCTGGTAGTACGGAGTCTGGGTTATGTCTCCACCCATTTCCTTAACCATCCTAAACTGCCGTTCTTCTTCTTTGGTCGGGAAATATCTAGCCGTAGCCTGTGCAGCCCATTCCTGCGGATTGTTAGCCAAAAGACCTAGTCCAGCTTTGACCTCTTGCTTTTTGCGATCTATCGCGCCTAAAACATTTGAAAGTAATCCGTCAGCCATAGATAGCCTCGTACATATCGGCGCGATTCTCTAGTATCCACGCCCTCGGTTCTTCGTGACATTTCTTAAAATCAACACCTACCGTCTGAGAGCCAGCGTGATGCACATAAGCCCTACTGACGAAATGCTGATAACCCGCCACGTTCAAGTCATGGCATATTATATTATCTGAATACCAATTAGTACTCGGGAACTTAGCGACTTCCCATGCTTCCCGGCTGATACTTGCCCAGATAGGCGCAATTACCGGAGTCAACTTAATCTGATGCTCACTTTCCCACTTCAATCCTGCCCGTCTGTCCCCATCCACCGGGAATCTTATGTTCTGATCTGGCAATACATAGTCCGACCTTGCGCCTAAGAATCCGTATTTCACGGCACGAGATTCCAGAATTCCCGCATCTTCCCGCATTAACGATAGCGTATCTGGATTAAGAACCACATCATCGTTAGCTAAAATCAATGAGTCAAACTTGCCATGCTCAAAGGCGTAATCAACGGCTGCGTTATAAGCATCTCCGAAATTGGCAGCAGGATTGGGTCGGTAGATAAGGTTTTCTGTGATCTCTCTTGCTCTTGCCCAGAGTCCCAAATTATTACTGCAAATGTAAACGGGCAACTTGTCACCATAGCAACGAATAGACTCCAGCAGCACCGTTATGCCGGGGTTGTTTACCGTACATATAACTATTGCTTGCATAAAATAACACTCATCGAATCGACAGCCCTTGGAGTTCTCAGTATTTCTGCGTCTGATACTTTCTTTTCTGCTAACTCATTGCCGTACTCGGACAGGTTAAACGCTAGCTGCTTCATGTAAAACCGATCTCCCCATCCTAAATACCAATGCCAATCCGTGTAGTACAGCCAGCTATTCTCGTTGAATGCCCTAACGTGAGTCGGGTCTTGCCACGCCCCGAGACTTAGCTCGTAGGGAACGTGAATATGGAACTCACCTCTAGGCTTCAGCAGATTCTTACAGTTCGTCATCGCGGCTACCAAGTCTGGAATATGCTCCAGCACATCGTTAGCAATGATCTTATCGAACATATAAGGCTTGATCTGAATTTCCCCGAACCGAGTAGCAATGATCTCGCCAAAGTTCACCCGAGAAATGTCTGCCACCCAGTCCGGCTTTACCCTAGCCTGAATGTCTGCGTTCAAGCAGTCATCCCGCCAATCTTTGCCAGAACCTAAATTAAGCGTTAAGGGCTGCAATTAAGTCCTCTACCTTGTCTGAACACAGTAACGGGATTAAATCGTTTATACGGGCTTCTGGTAGCTCCCACCAAGGGTTTTCTAGCAGCTTCTCTATCTGATCCCCGTTGAAACGGTACTTTAGGACTTGGGCTGGATTCCCACCGACTACCGCATAAGCAGGAACATCCTTAACCACCACAGACTTAGCCGCTAGGACAGCACCATCACCTATCGTAACGCCAGACATAATCGTACATCCCGACCCTATCCAGACATCGTTACCAATAACAACGCCACCCTTAGTCGCTGGATGTCCTTCACCATGCCAAGGAAATACGTTTTCGTTGATATGCCCGAAAGGGTAGGTCGTTACCCAGTCTGTCCTGTGATTCCCACCTAGAAATATCTCGACGTTATCGCCAATCGAGCAGAAAGACCCGATCTGAATGTCTGCCTTCTCGCCCCAATGACGAACCCGGACGTTCTCCAGCCCGTAGGTATATCTCATTTCTTCTTGTTTCTTGCGGATATTGCGGCTGCTTTAGACTTAGCGTCAGCCTTAGAACTAGCTCCCCATGCCTTTAGGCTTAGAAGTAGTCTAGTAGGCTCACCGTTAGGCTTACGTTCTGCCCCCGGCATACCTGACATACGCGCCAAAAAGCTAGCCCTTCGTGGGTTGTCCCCTGATTTGACCGGAGCCTTTAGGTTAGAACCGGGATTCTCAGCCTCGTAGGACTTACGGCCTTTCTCGTTCAAGCCACCTTTAGGGTTCTTCCCGGCCTTCTTAGTCCATGCTGCGGCCATTTTTACCCCGCTTCTGCTTACCCATAGGAATCTTGATCTCGATTTCTATCTCATTAACACCGTTCTTTTTCTTCTCTTTTTCTTCGTCGAGATACTCTTTTAGCAACTCTTTGTCAGATTTCTTTTGACCGTTCTTCATTTTTTCCTCGGCTTGGCTGTCTTAGCTGATTCCTTAAACGCCGCAGCAGTTGGCGCACCTTTTGAACCGACCTTACGCATCTTCTCGCCCGAACCTTCAGCGATACGTTTACGCTTGGCATTGATGTTTGCGTAGAGTCCGGGCTTCATTTCTTCTTGCCCTTCTTAGCCATACCAGCCTCGCTAAGAGCAATAGCTACGGCTTGCTTGGGGTTGGTGACAACCTTGCCACCCTTGCCTGAGTGCAGAGTTCCCTCTTTGTACTCACCTAAAACCTTACCTACCTTCTTTTGAGCCTTAGACATCTTTTTCATTTAGCAACTCCATAACTAAGTCTTGCAGTTCAGATTCAGTCACGGAATACCGTCGTTCAAATGCCCTACGACCCAAACCGTGATACCCAGTATTACCCCTATGATGCTCAGGACAAAGGGGGATAGCGTTAGAATGAGAATTCCTGACTCCCAGTCCTAACCCTACCCCCCTAATGTGATGTATCTCAGCAGGAGTACCTGCGTATCCAAGTTTGTAACATAATATGCAACCTATGTCAGCAATCTCGGATAAAAATTCACGCTCCTTTTTCCGCAAGTGCAAACCTCTTAGACGGATAATTTACAAACGACTCACCCTCGTTACATTCCTCGCAGCAGGTAACGATCTCACCAGATAAGTCCCGAGCCCTCGGAACCTCATCCCAATCAACTACCCAACCGCACCACTCACATTGTGCCAAATTACTATCGTCTGGTATTGTGTATTCCATGTCTATCCCCTATTGAGTTACCCGATCCATAACGCGATTAGAAGCCTCCTGCGATCTCCAACAGTCAATCCTAGCCTGTGCCGCTATCAACTTCCAACGTAGCTCCTCAGCCCGTTCTACAGCCGCCTGAAGCCCCTTCAGTAGCTCCTGATACTCTGGATGGGCATAAGCCTGATTTTCCCTATCCGCTACCGTGTTTCCAATGGCCTGACTGAACAGGATTGCCTTCTTGCTTTTCCGAAACTCCTCAAGATATGTAACTTCAGCCTTAGCCTGAGCGTATTCCTTGCTGTGCTTAAAGATGAAATCTATGCTTTTATGAGGATCAATTTGCATATTCCACCTGCCCGATAGCGACTCGTAATGCCTCAATTAACTTCTCTGCGTTCTCTGGCGTTATGCAGAGATTTGCACTACCGTTGCGGACTATGATGTTGACCCAGACATCCTCGCCTATGGTGTCAACGTAAATGCCTTGATGCGGCTCTACGCCTTCGATTTTGATTGATTCCATGTTATTCCCCTTGAAAAACCGGGGTTTCCCCCGGATTGTTAATTAAATAATACGCAACTTGCCTGACATACCGCGAGACTTTAAGGCTGAGATAATTTGCTCAATCACATCCTGTCGCGTATCGCCAAGAAACTCGACTAACTCACCCTGTAACTCGGCAATGTTGGTGCGGATTGGCAATGCCTCGCACTCACCGATAAAGAAAGTTTTGCCGTAGCCGTTGGTCTCTTGAAAAATGCTAGCTTTTACGATTCCCATTTTGTTCCCCTTAGTCATCCCGCATCTGCGGTATGGACGTATCTTCTCAAAACTGTTTCGGAGCGTCAACAAATATATTTCTATAGGTAAATGTATTGCTATAGGTAAATCCTATTCTCGGCACACCTCTTTGACCGCTTTTACGGCCTCAATGACGTTCGTAACAACCGCCACCTGACCTTTCCAACTGTGATGCCACAAGACCTGATCCGGTGTCAGCTTGGCCTTATCGTCCCGCTTTATTTCCAACAGACAGTTTTTGCCTTTCCAACCTACTAAGATGTCGGGACAGCCTTTGCCTACCCCGTGAAGATGCTCGACTTCCATCCCCAAACGTCTTAACTCTTTGACAATTTGCACTTGATTAGAATCCACCCGTTTATAAACCACGCCAGTCTCCCCATTTGCCACGGTTTCCACGTTCCCATTGGTCTCGGCAATCCTTCTCTAGCCTATCCCGCCTGTCACCCTTGACCCTAGCCAGATAGTCCATTGCCTTGCCCCTGTCCTCAGTACGCCAAGCCAGAACCTGACGGACTTCAGCCCTATGCCTTAAAACTTCCTCGGTTATCAAAGTCAATTCTTGCTCCTATCCTCTCCACAAACTGCTGACTTAGACTGTCGTACCAGAGTCCGTACCACTCCTGACCGTCACCATTCCTCTGCTTCTCGCACATTAGGAAGGTATCTGGCTGTGTCTCGTCTATCACTTCACCCCGGTTCTTCTGGTTTTCTTTTTTCTTATTTCTCCACACCAAAAAGACGTTATCCACCTGATCCGAGATACTCCCTGACCCTTTCAAGTCGTTCTTGTTCGGCTGTGTCTCGTCCGACTGCTGCTTCCTAATATGGTGGACTAGGTGAATGTGTACGTTATGATCCCTAGCCAATGCCGTTAGCTCGTCGATAAACGACTTCTGACCGTTAAAGTCATCCTCGTTCTTGACGCACTTCATCAGGCTGTCGATAACGATGTGCTTGACCTTTAACTCGATGGCGCAATACCGACTCATGGCAATCACCTTCTCCGGTGACGTAGTTCCTTGCTGGTCGTAAAGGTACATTTTGTCAGATAGAAACTTGTCCATCCGGTCAACCATCTTCGTAATAAATCCTGCCCTGTCGTGAGTCAACGGATCATCCAACGATTCCCCGGAGAACTGTCTTAGCATCCTCTGAAGCGTCCGTTCAGGCTTCATCTCAAACGACGCTATGCAGACTGATTGCCCCTGCTTAACCAACCCTAGAGCGATCTGACCCGTAATCAGGGATTTACCACCGCCGTTACTACCAGCATAAACGGTTACTTCACCCTCACGATAAGCAAAAGAATCATGGGTTCTGACCCAAGGCATGACGATCTTTTTCTCTACCGTTTCCGATAGGTAAGACTCCTTGACCGAATCCAGCCAGTCCCTAGCCTTCTTCACCCGTATCGTTACGTCGTTTGAATGTAAGTACTTCTCAACGTCAATACTCTCTGACTTTAGGATTCGAGCCTTCCTAGCCTCGTCTAGTTCTATCGCTCTTGTCTCAAGACTCATTGATCTTCTCCTTAGCTTCAATGGCACGATTCAAATACCATATCGCTTTTTGTAAGTCTTGCGTATACGTTCCCTTGTGTTCGGCTCTGCTGATGTACTTGACTGCGTTCCCAAGATGAAAATCCAACTGCTTCGCTTCAATGTAGTCAATCGCCTCGATCCCGCCTGTGTTGTAGTGCGGTGGATGATTCACCATGTCATTCATAGTTCTTCTCCTTCAACTTAGCTTCAATGTCCAACGCAACTTTCAAAGCACGATCATACTCAGCGCATTCGTCCTCGTTTTCACTAAACCCCGGTCTAGGAGCAATGATTTCATCTATCTCCGTCTCCGTCAGATACTGCCATTTTCGCTGTGGCGGGAAAGTGTAAAGCGGGACAATTTTCCTAACCCTTCGTGGATATTCTTTATTTAAGTATTCCATTGCTTCTTCAACATTTTGTTGTTTGAGGTAAACATTCTCGATGTGATCGCCTTCACTTGTTAAACCCCATGCCACCGGATACCGATTATTGTCTCCACTCATAGTTCTTCTCCTTAACTTTAGCCAGCAGCAAACAGGCAAATTCACTAGGTTTCTTCGTTACGTTCCAAAGTGTCTTGATCTCTGCCGTAGACAGTTCTTTCCACTCTGCAACAGGCTTTTCCTCAACAGGCTCAGGCGGGAACTCAATCAGCACATCTCCCGCTAGCCGATTACTAATGGCCTTCGTTAGCTCGTGATTCGAGTACACCATCCGTAAAATATTCAGCAGTTCCTCAGCTTCTCCTCTCGCTAGTTCAATCGTCATAGTTTCACCTAATTAATGTAACTAACGGCTTCGTTGATTCTGGATACAGCCGTTTTAAGCCGTTTTCTGTCTACTTCTGATACCTGCCTACCATGACTCAAATCAAACGCCGCTACAGACGTTAGAAGGGCTTCAAATTGGATTATTTTCAGCAGGTCTGATGCGTAAAACGGTCTGCGTACTGCTTTATTAAAATGTTTTTCCTTAAGGGAACTTAGATTGTTGTCGTTAGGAAACAGGTCTGTCAAGTCCATTCCTACGGCTTTTACAATTTCGTAGGCACTACATCCAGCAAAACACTTGAGCAGGATTCGACCGTCATCAGTTTCCGTTATGGCAAGGCTTGGTGATCTGTCAACGTGAGCAGGACAACAAGCAGTCCAACGACCTTTTGAGCCTTTAACCTTTTCCAGCTTGTTTAGTAAGTCTCCAATCATTTGATCCTCCTGTCGTTCATCCACCAGTCTGTCTGCTTAGTTTCTTTTGATTTCACCCAATCTGCTTGAAATCCTTGCCAGTTGTTCACAATCATTTTTTCCATTACGTCAGACAAGCTAAGGTTTGCTTTAGCAGACTCTTTCCTCAAGTTATTTATGACTCTAACTGTGATCTGGGCATTTTTATTTTTTCTATGTTTCTGAAAATCAATCCACAAATCTTCAGGAATATCGTCAGGACGTTCTACGTCCGGTTTACTTGTTTTTATTGTTTTATGGTTCTCGGTTATCGGTTCTCGGTTAGCATCGATTTTGGTAGCTATAGCATTGCTATCGCTATGCAACGACAATGCAATGGCATCATTTTGTGATGCGTTTGCATTTTTCCAGCGTTTGTTTGCGTTATCTCTAGCAACTGTTTTCCTGCCGTAATAAGCAGCAATTTCAGCCTCACAGCGTTTCTGCCGATAAACATCCCCGTCTAACGTAAAGAAAGCATCTAGGATTAGCTGAACGGATTCAGCGTTTGAGCCAATCTTAAAAGCCAGTAGTTGAGGATTTGCCGGTAACGGCTGCTCTGTGTCGTAATACATCCACAGCAGCTTGAGATAAGCCATTGCGTCAGTATCAGATAGTGATGCGGTATCACGGCGAAAATCGCCGATATGGTGATGATATGAAAACATATTAGCCTCAGTCAAAAGCTATAGTCACTTAAATAGGTGGGTTGGGCAGACCGGTGACTAGACGGTTTTTCGGATGATCTTTCCTATCCCTTCCCGATGAACTATACCTTAATGTTTCGTAATTGACAAATCTTACAAACCTCTAGGTCTCGGAATTGGATCGATGACCTAGACTTCTTACATCCAGCGCAATAACGTAGGCCGTGATGGTATTTCTTAATCGTTCCAGTTTTGTCGCTTGACGTTGCTGCTAAGGATTTTGAAGGTTCTTCTTTCAACTGGCTGTCCTCTAGGTGTTGTCTTTCTAGGCTCTGGGTACTTATCAAGCTTAGGCTGAGTTTCTTTCAGTTTTTGCAATGTTTTCTCGTATTTCATTATCGCAGAATGTTGATGGTTGGTAATAGAATGTTCCTATAGGATTTGGTTTACTTATAGAAATATATTTGCACTTACCTGTTAATCTGTGGCACTATTTCGAGGCGGTAACTGATTAATTAACTAGGGGATAAACATGAAAACGATGACCGGAGATACTAGCTCTGAAGCAATTTATAGCTGCGCTAAATGTGGCGTATCTCTTTGGAACGATCATGGCTGGAAACTTAGTGATGGTACAGTCATTTGCAGAAAAGATGATAAGTGTGGTCATCGTCAAATCCGAAACCAAATTGAAGCAGCAAAAGCATCAGGAACTTGGACTCCACGGTGGCGGTAACTGACTAGGGGATAAATATGAACGCACAAGAATTCGAGCAGTTCCTACTTTATGAGCTACTGGATGGACATCCTGACGATGTACTGTGCCACATGACAGCCGCAGATATTGGCGAGGAGTTTTCACAGATGTTATGGGTTTGGTCGCAGCATCACCAAAATCCTATCCAACTCCGTGACAATCTGCAACGGTTCATTATCGGAATGATTAACCGTACCGTTAAGGAAAAGAACTTACCGGAGTACGAGGAGACTGACGATGATAGGCATTTTGAGCATCAGGACAGGTTGTATCAGGAACACAAAGACCGGGAAGCAGAAAACTACTTTAAGGGGAAAGAAGCATGAACAAACTATTCCGAGCAGACGATAAGCTAGCTGACTTCATCAACCGTCATTCTGGTAAAGTCATCTTTCTACTGTTTCTCCTAGCGTTACTCATGGACAGCCTATGACATCAATCCTAGACCCTTCATTCAAATATGTCTCGTCTGGCAAAACAAACATTCGTAAAACTTTTGAACGTGTTCGTCGTGAGCAAAAGGAGGCTGCAAAGATACAAACTATTAAGGAAACACAACCTAACAATATCATCTTCAATAAGAAATTCGCTAAAGGATAAATAATGGATAACCGTCAACAGGAACAAGAAGAACAGCAGCAATGGCTCGTCTACCAAAAGCTACAGGAAGCCAGAGTTAAGCTCCAGAACGTAGAACTCAAGAAGTCAGGGCATAATAAGTTTGCTGGCTATCGGTACTTTGAACTGACCGATTTCCTGCCTACAGTCAACTCGATATTTGCTGAACTAGGACTGTGCCATACGCTAGAGTTCACCAGCGAACTAGCGACTATGCGAGTCATTGATACGGTCAACGGTGGTTGCACTAAGTTCACTTGCCCTATGGCTTCTGCTCAGTTGAAAGGCTGTCACGATGTCCAGAATCTAGGTGCATCGATTACCTACATTACTCGGTATCTGCTGGTAATGGCTTTGGCAATCTGTGAGCATGACGCACTAGACGCTACTACAGGCTCAGACGAACCTAAGTCATCAAAGCCGATTACTAAGTCCGTATTCGACGATCTTGACTCAGAATCTCAAGACGAGATTCGTAGCTACGCAGCAGACATCATCCTAATGATTCACAAGGATCAGGTAGCAGACGCTGTGGAGTACATCAATTCTCTAGGACTAGATGCAGATTGGAAGACTGCACTCTGGTCTCTGTTGGATAGCAAGCAACGATCAGCAATCAAGAAATTTACTAAAGGATAATCATGGAATACGACAACACTAATCGCGGTATGTTGGGTCGCAACACTAACAAACAGTCTGACAAGCACCCGGACTATAGCGGCACGATCAACATCGATGGCAAGGATTACTGGCTCTCTGGATGGCTAAAAGAAGGTAAAGCAGGTAAGTTCTTTTCTCTAGCGGTTAAACCAAAAGAGACCAAGAAGCCAGCAAAGAAGGTTGAGTTTCAGGACGATGATCTAACTGACGCGCCATTTTAGGGATTAGCTACGAGGGAAAGCGGATGCTGGCTTTTCGATTAGTAAATCGTCAAGGATAGAACCAGTGAAGCGAGTACCTCACCCTTAAGCCTAGCGATAGGTGGCAGGTAACCTACGCAGCATACGCATAGACTCCTAAATAGGTACTTCTCCCCTTCTATGTGAGTATGCAGACAGCCCGGAAAGACGGGCATTAACTTAGGAGAAAAAATGAAACTGTTGGACTATTTGAAAAAGACTTACGAGATCAAGAACGACCGTCAACTAGCCCTAAAGATAGGTGTCTCAATGCCTACCATTAGCAAGATTCGTAACGGTCATAACGGTGTATCGGCTGAGACTAAGATTGCCATTCATAAGGCTTTCAATATGCCTATCGTTGAGATTGAGAGCTTTCTATGAGCTACGAGGCTACCGAACTGTTAGTGGTACGTTGGGGTGAGGCTAGAGGGATTATTCAGAACTCTGACGCTAAGACGCAGCTATTGAAGGCTTTTTCTGAGATGGGAGAGTTAGCAGATGCGATTACCAAGCGAGACCGTGACGGAATTATTGATGGACTTGGGGACGTTCTTGTATGCCTCACTATGGTTGCTGCTATTGAAGATGTCGATCTGAAACAATGCTTCCAGTCAGCCTACGAGCAGATTAAGGATCGTAAAGGCTACCTAAATAAAGAAGGGGTATTCGTTAAAGATGAATGATCTATCTAAAGCAGTTGATATGGTGCTTGACTGGTGGGCTAAGTCTATCGTTGCCATCTTGTTATGCGTTATCGGCTGGTACGTTGGTGGGATTCAAACAGAATCTCGGATAGCCTCTGATTGTAAGTTTGCAGGGGCATTTCGCGTAGACATCCAAGCCTTTACCTGCCAACGTAGACTATGACTAAATTTTGTACGAGTTGCCAAGCCACCAAAGACGAGGAAGGTGGGATATATAGACGCGGTAAACGCACTAACCGCTGGATATGTAAGTCTTGCCTTGATAAGAACTCCCCAAGTATCTACAGGAACCTATCTGGCAAGCCTAGTCCAGTAAACCACATCAATAAAATTATCAAACAATTAAGGGAGCGTAATGGGCAGACCTCGTAAGAATCCTGATGATCCTAAATGGAATCCACCTGAAACAGTCCAATTTACCCCCCAAGATTACGACTGGAGACTGTTCTTCGCAGCGGCTCTGGGAGGCTTGATAGCTAGGGGTAGTGGTCAGACCTATGACCAGATGATAAAAACGGCTTCAGAGATCGCTACGCAAGCCTCAGAGTCACTTTCTTAGGGCTTCGTACTGGGTGTAGCATTGCTTGAGGGCTGTTCTGAGTTCGTCGGCCTCTCCAGCGATCCGGACAAGAAATTGCCCATCCTCTCGGTAAAGCTCTTTTCCGCTACAGGATGTCTGTCTAGCACCGGAGGAACTGGACAGGGAATCTGCTTCGGAACGGGACTTACGGTGCTGCAAGCTGTTAGAGAGAGCAGTAGCCCTAGCGTTAATATTCCTGATTTCCGCATCTTTTTCCCTCCTTAATTGATCCGCATTAGCCTGTAGCTCTTGCTCCTTCCTACGGGCTTCTTCCTGAGCCTTAGCATAAGCAGCATATTGCTCGGCTTTCTCCTTATCCCACGCCTGTTGAACCTCAGCCTTACCTAGCCTGTGACCCTTGTATAGGCCACCTGCTCCGGCTACACCGATTGCGAATACAACGCCGAGGATGAGATACGGATTCATTTCGGCGGTACTTTCGTGCCATCAAGTTTCTTGTGTACCTTGACCTCACGACAGACCTGAACTTCCTTACCCTTCTTGTCTTTTTGGGCATTGCAGACTTTTTTAGTCTCTCCTGCGTGAATGTTAAACACAAGAAATAGACTAAGAAACACAGTTCCAACCATGCGTAATGCAATCATGTTATCTCCGGGTGAGGTGGTTGTTCAGGGGCTGCTTTACCGTTATAACCTGCCGTTGGTGCAGAACTAATAGGAGCAATCGTCGGTTCCATACGGACAGGTTGTTGTACAGGTGACGGTGGTGGTGCTTTAGGTGGATCAGTCCAATCACTCGCCTTAGATACTCCGGGTGGTGGATCGATCAACTTAGCAACCCCATCCTTACCTTTAATGGCAAGCAATGTCGCTAAAGCCCCAAGTATGTACTTAGACATATCTGAGAGCAACATAAAGAACTGCTTATCCGCTGGTGCAATGGAATTCATCGGCTGAGTCACAAAGACTACCGAATACATGGCTAGGCTAGACATCATCAGAAGCACAGCACAGAACGTCGTGCCGATAACTAGTTTGATGATTGAATCAATATGGTCAGGAGTCCACTTCATTTTTGTTCCTCCGGCTTAAAGTCAGCAGCAGGTACTAGCTGGTCAGGACAAGTCCCAGTTACAGCACAGGTAGGACGCTGACATTCAGGTTTATTCCAGTTCTTGTTATCTTGGCAGGGATAACGGAACCTATCCTCACAGCCTACGAGACTAAGAATGAACAACAGCCAAAGCACGCGCATACTGAGCCTCTCTATCTTCCATACCCTTGTAACCACCGTTAATCACCTTAGTCATGCCTCTGAGATCACCAGCGTCTGCGAATCTATTCAGCTTATTTTCCGACCAAAACCAGCAAGCAGATTGGGCTGCTCCTTCGAATGTCTGCATATATTCAGCAGCTTCTTCTGGAGTCATCTCTAGGCTAGCAGCGAACCAAAAATAGTTATCCTTGCCGGTCAACTGGATTAATCCTCTGCCCTTGTAGACGCTCCCCTCTTGGCTAGCCTCATCACCGTTACCCATACGATTCGCGTAGACGTAATTGGCGATTTTATCCGGCTGTTTAGCGTAAGCCTTAGCCTGAGAGTCGGTCTGGAAATACTTAGGGAAGACTTTAAGGAGACCTTGAGCAGAGTAGTTCAGGTTCTCTGTTAGCCAGACGAATCCACCTGATTCATGGTGGCATTGGGCTAGGAATGACGCTATACGGTTAGGAGTCGTAATCTCGTATTCTTCTAGGAGAGACTTGCCACCTAGCTCAGTCTGAGAACTGAATAGCGCGTCGTACCATTGATCCGGGTACTTTGAGTGAGGGATAAACTTCTTAAATGCCTTGCGATCAATCACGATACATCCTCTCTAACAGTATGTCTCGCCGTAACTCTTTCATCTTTCTAACTTCATGGACAGCAGCTTGAGTCGCTATATGTAAATCCCAGAGCATAAATCCGATGATAGGCATTACGATAAAGAAGGTTAATAACACCGCCATGACAGTAATCAATAATGTCCAAGGGATGTTCTCATCGTCTCGCTTCTTACTATCAGCACCATTAGCATTATTGCCCATAGAATTGTAAGAACGACTGCCCCAATCCATGCCAGCTGACTTTTTACCCGATTTATCTGTTGCCTTCGTTGCCATCGAGCCGCTTGAATCTTTCTAGTCTCTATCGCCAGAGCATCTGCTTGCTCGTTCTGGATGTCAGCCCATGCCTTCTCAAAACGGCTCCAAACTGAGCCAAGCTCTTGCGGTGTATTAAACACCATCTGTTCGCGTACTTGAGCTAGCATTTCGTTAAGTTTGGATTCCAGCCTGATCCTCTCTAATGCCCTGCGACCTAGCGATAAGTCACCTTTATAGACCTCTTTAGACGCTGCTTCACTCTGGACGTATATCTTTACTAGAGCCTCGTACTGGTCGATAAACGTACCTAGATTCGACCATATATCGTTCAGCACATCATCCGGCGTGGCTTTCGCCACCTCCTGCACTCGCTTAACTTCTTCTTGAAACTGCTTTGTCTGCTCCTTACTCGGACTCGTTATTCTGTTGTACTGCTCTCGCAGGTCTTTCAGTACGTCGCTGACATCCCCGCTCGTGGATTTAATCTGCTTGTAGAGCTCGACTCCGCGCTTGGCGAGATCGATTGCTGTGGTACAGGCTTTATAAGCCGCAGCAATTGTTACAGGATCAATCACTCTACATGGAGACGCATCTTTATATCGGACAACTCACGACGCAATTCCTCGTTATGCTCCTCGCACTTACGGTTCTGTTCTTCAACAGCCGCTAGACGAACAGACATACGCTCGACTTCTTCTCGCAAGGTAGTAATAACCTGTTGCCATGCAGCATCAGTTATCTCAGCAGACTTATTGTTCCGGTTATCGGCCTGAATCTTCTGATACATAGCCCAAGCTCCTGCACCTAGACCACCAATACCTACGACGATTTGAGAGAATAAGTTTTCCATGTTAGGACTTCATAATAAACGCGAGTGCGTAGTATGGAGGAAGGTTTTGGTTAGTGCCGGATGAGCCTTCTGTGCTGTTAGCTACCGTGATGCTTGTTACTCGGCTGTTTGAAGTTCCAACTACGTTAGTAGCATCCTGACGATCACCGCCACCCCAAGCAGCACCAGTATTCCCAGAATTACTGCCGCGCCATACGTTTAGTGTAGTCGTGTGAGTGTGACCCGGATCAGTAACCGTTGCTGTGTGCGTATGGCTAACAACAATCGCATCTTTAGAACCACCAGTCTGAGTAGCTGAACCAGTTACGTTAGTCTTAGCTACACCAGCATCATCAGCATTAGCACCGATAATAAAGCGGTTACGCAAGTCTGGAGTGCTGTTATTGCCATCGCATAAGACCCAACCACTAGGGATTGTGGCAATAGTCCCAGACCACATCATAATCATGCCGGTAACAAATAATGTCCCCCATTGAGGAGACAATCCAGCACCCCTAGAGATCAATGCCTGACCAGCAGTACCAACAGACGAGTTAGCAGTTAATGTACTAGAAACAGTTAAGTTACCACCTACGGTAAAGTTATCTGCATCAGTACCTGATTGCATATCCTTAACTTGAGCCATAAGCTCACGGATAGCGTTATTGATACCACTAGGCGCACATCCTTCAGCAATGTTAATCCCACCGATGTCGGTGTTATTAGCCGCTGTAGCACTCCATTCGCTAACTTTGTTCTTTGGCATGATTACATCCCAGTAATGTTTCTGAGTTCTTCCTCAGTGACGTTAAGTGGCGTTAATAGCCCTCTAGCCCCAGTTACAGCAGGAACTAAGTTAGGTGGAACCCTAGCTCCTCTACCTGCTCTCATAATGTCAGCTAAGTTCTGTACTGAACTCTCACGCATCTTGGTAGCTCCAGACCTAGCAGCCAATGCACCTAATGCAAATGGAACACCAATAGTAGGTTCATATACTGTAGCACCGCCAGCAAAACCAGCAGGAATAGCACTTGTAGGCGCGAATCTTCCGTAGAACTTCAGTAGATTCTGAGTCGTTGATCCCTTAGCAGCAGAACGAATAGCAGCTTGTTCCTCTTTGGTAAACAAACGCATCTTTTTATCGTTTTTCGCTAACTGACGTAGCTGTTGGGCTAGTGAGTTTTCGGAACCTGACTGAGCAAACTTGCTAACATCTAATTTAGCGTTCTCAAGCATATCCTCAAAAACATCAGACTTCATCAGCTTAGAGTATTCATCTCTAGCCTGTTTCCACAAAGCAGTACCAGTTTTTGTATTTGCACCCAAAATATCGCTACTTGGCGCATTAGCAACATAATCATCAAACTTATCTTTGAGGATAGTAGCCATTCTGCGTTCTTCAGGATCAATACTAGCCTGTGCACTACGAATGGCCTTACGAAGATTGGTTAAGCCAGTAAAGTCTTTTGGTGTAGCTGGATCAGTCAGACGCTTAAATGCAATATCTAACTTAGGATAAGCACCACCTACCTCGTATCCCTCATCTCTTAGGCTGTTCATTACCCCATCCATCTTGTTCGCAAACTTAGGGGCATTAAACATGACGCCTGATTCTTTGGCTCTTTCAAAGAGCTTAGTAGACTTAGTAGCCAATTCCTCACGAGTAGGGGCAAAGGACTGCTTAGCGCCAACACCAAACGCAGCACCAGTACCCATGCCTGCAACCATGCCAGCAACAGGACTACCAGTAACCTCACCTACACCCTGACCAACAGCAGCACTAGGAGCAGCAGCCGCTAATTGACGAGTAGGAGCCTTAGCAAATTCTGTAGCCAAACCACGGCCTAACTCTGTCTGAGCCGTTCTAGCGATCTGTGGCAAAGCCTGTAACTGACCACCTACGCTCGTTAAGGCACTACCGCCAGCCTGTAAAGCACGCTCTCCCATAGTTTCAGGAGCAGGGAAACCAAGCCGAGTTAGCAGGTTTTCTACAGCACCAGTAGGAGATGGAATCTGGTATTTCTCAGGTAATAGGACGTTAGCAGCCTGAGTACCAACTTCAGCAAGAGGCAATACTAAACCACCTGCCAATGCTCCCGGCGCACCACCAACCATAAAACCACCAGCAGTACCAGCAGCAACAGGAGCAGCACCTCTAGCAGCAATACCAAACTTACGACCTATTTCCTCAATTACGCCTCTAGGCTGTGCAGATGCCGCAGCAGCTTGATAAGCCTCTGCATCCGATAATGGACGATCAGACTCTACTCGATATGTTCCAGAACCCGGAATGGTGATCTCATAGGTAGGCATTAGTTCACCTTTCTAACTCTGACTCCAGCAGGTAATGTCTGAGCAGGAGCATTTTGCTCAACGACAGTACCTCTTAGCAAATCATCAAACTCACCACCATATTTATACGTTAGGGCATATTCTTGAGGAATACGCTTCAAGGCTTCATTTGAAACATTGATATATTGTTTTAATTGTTTAGTGAATTCGTCTTTTTTCATGCCAACTTTTAATGCGGCTTGAATTTTTGACAAACTATCCATTTCAGCAACAGCTACGTTACCCACAGCACCACCAGTAGGCGAGGCATTTCTCATCTGTGAAAGTTCATTCACAAATGCACGACCTAGCAAATTATTAAGCAACTGATTAGCTGTATAAGGATCAAATCCCGGCGCATTAACGGTTAATGGAGACAAAGTTCCAGTTAGTGCATCAATATATCCGGGGTTATCTAGTATCTTTTGTGCCGAATCCCTAGCATCTCTTACATTTTTCAAAGCATAACTAGCCAAAGCAACAGTCGATGGCTGTTTCATCAACAATTCTTGCTTTAGTTTTGGCGGAACTATTGAATCTGGCTGGTCAATTAACGGCCTCTTAGTTGCATCAACTAACGGTTTCTTTATATCTTTAACAACTTGTTTTGCTTCAGAAACAGTTGTAGGCTCGACAGCTGTAACTCTTGGAGCAACTGCTTCACGGGGCATAGTCCTACTTACAGAAGGTGCTGGTGGCTGACCTTCTTCTCTAGCCAATCTCATCAAATAATCAAGATTTCTAGGCTGTGTTGTCGTAGCAGGAGGGACTGTGGTGGTAGCCGGAACAGCAACCCCACGATTTATCATTTCTTCTCGTGAAGTTGGAATAGGAACACTAGCACCAGTCTCAAACTTGAGTTTCTGAGCATCTAGGATGATCTTTGTCTGATCTGCCTCTGTAGGAGCATTAGCAAACTTTAGGACTAACGCGTTTTGCTCAGGATTCAACTGAGTCATATCGTTAGTGCCAAACATTTGATACGCAAAGTTCCCTGCAAGACCTTCAAACTTAAATTGCTTTCTGGACTGAGCAACTTCAGTATCAATCTTTTGCAATGCGGTAATAAATTCTTGCGGCTTAAGAGACTCTCTTAAAGATTGCAAAGTACGATATTGTTCCCTGTATGATTCTGGAGCGTTTGCAATACGAGGGGTCAAATCAGTCTCAGCAGCCATTAATTGCTGTTGACGTTCTCTCAAACGATCAGCTACCCGTGCAGATGCTTCAGCTTTTACTGGATCACGCAAACCAGAAAAAGCCCTAGCATCAGCCAAAGCACCTTGAATCTGACGCTCAAGATTTGCTATTTCTTGCACATTTCCTGAGACTTCAGTAGTAGGCAATCCACCAGTAGTAGTAGCAGCGGTAGTTACTGCACTAGGCATACCTCTTTCACGCTCACGCTGGAACATACGCATTTCAGAGAAATACTTAATTGCATCAGCAGGGTTAGAGCGAATGTAAGCAACAGCAGCAGGGTCTTTAGCAATTTCAGGGTCTTGCAGCAACTGGTTAATCGCTTGTATCTGAGCCTGAGACTGCTGCAATTTCTGCACGTTAGCCATCTGGTTAATACCAGATTCATAGGTCTGACCAGCACCAGCAAAGCCAGCACCTAGAGCCGTTAGCACGTTCTGTAGCGGAGACCGACGATAACCTTGCGGACTCATACCCTGAGCCAATGCACCAGCGGCACTTAGCAATCCACCTAGATTTGCTCGTCTTTCTAAAGCAGTACGATCTTTTGGGTCGGTTAATAGACCCTGATACATGGTAGGCGTACCGCCAAAGAAATTAAAGTAGTCTTCAATCGCCATACGTCACCCTAACAGGTTAATTTGTGGCATACCCATAGCGTACTGTGGAGGTGGTTCCTGTGATGGGTTGCCTCTTAGTAGTCCCGGAGCAGGTGGAGCAGCCATAGGTGGAGGAAACAATACATTTCCTGCTGATTGAAGGGCTTGACCAGCAACCATTGGGTTTTGTTTAGCAAAAGAGCCAAGATTGCTTAAATCGCTCTTTAATGCGTTCATTCCACCTGTAAAGCGTTCTCCCATCGTTACAGGCGCAGTCGTTGAGCCGATAAGCCCTGTACTTGTATTTGTAGAAACAATTCCCGGCATTGTTGGAGTAGCAAATGTTCCGGTTGCAGGAGCAGTTGCCGTAGCCAAAGTAGTGCCTCCCATCGTAGGCGTAGCAAATACGCCGCCAACAGGAACCTTAGCGGCAGGTAAAACAGTAGCCGGAGTAACGCCAGTGATAGCCGCCGGAACGCCTCCAGCCGTAGTACCCATAGCCGTAGATGCAGCGTTACCAGCACCACCAAACCCACCCATAAACGAACCGCCTACACCACCCATCACGCCACCTAGTAGCGCACCCTGTAGAGGATTTCTCGGATTTGTCACAGCCCCTAAAGCAGAGCCGATTAACATTGGAGCAGCAGCAGCACCCATTATTTACCTCCCTGCGGTGTACTCGTGGTAGTAGTCTCCAGAGGCGCACCATAAAACACGTTAGCAGCACGTTGCAATCTTTGTAACGGAATATCCTGAGCAGCCAATCGACCTTGGATAGCCTGTTGCTCGTAGCCTTCTCTAGCCTGACCAACCTGTAGGAGACGTTGGAGATCAGCATAGTCAGCCGAAGACATCTGTGGAGCAGCCTGAGAAGCTGCAATCTGTCTAGCCCTCTCAGCTTCAGCCGATGAGTACGCTAGTTGACCACCTTGTTCCGCTAATGCACGAGCAAAGATGTCTTGTGCGCGACCAGCCTGTTGACCCATTGCAGCAGAGCCATAACGACCCGCTGAAGAAGCCTTAGCCTGTAGGTCTTGGATGTTCTGGGTATAACGCTCACCCGCTAGACGGTTAGCCTGTTCTAAAGCACCGCCTAGAAACGGATTAACGCCACGACCTTGAATCGTAGCGAGTTGTTCTTCTTGAGCAGCACGAAGTAATGGAGAACCGCCTACAGCCCGCTGTTGAGCCATCTGTAGGGCTTGAGATGTAGCTGCTGACGGAGCAACTGCCAAGGTCTCAGGAGCCTCTGGCATACCCTTATACAGCCTCTGAGCCTCACCTAATGAATAGGTAATGTACGGCTTGAAATCCGGGCCTATTTCCGTCTTGCTTTCTTGTCTACCGCCGCCACCACTCATATCACACCTCGCTTATCCATTTCCGAGGTCTGAATCCGTAGGCTTTGGCTCTACGTTCCCAGCCCGGCCTATGACTCGTGAAAGTTAGGTATTTGTTACCGCTTTCCCTTGCCATATTTTTGATGAATTGTAAACCTTTTTGCACCATATGATAATCATTTTCTAACGTCCAAGCACACCAAACATGGAGTTCTTCCCCCAATGGCTGCAATACAAAGAACGATTTGAAATGGTTATCCTCTAGTCCAACCCATAAGCCTGACTTCTGATTCCAGCAGTCCGTGTACACATCCTCCACGATCCAACTCTCAGAACTCACCGCTTTAATCTTCTCTAATCCAGCCTTGACGCTAGGCCACCACTTCCTTAGTTGGTCAGGCTCGATATATTTGAATTCCGTCATCCGACGATTATGTATCCGTAAGTTTTGTCCGCAGTACTATTAGCCCAATGACTAATCGTTGCTGATCCTTGTTGTTGTGTAGAAACGTATAAGTTCGTTGTAGCCGATGGTGCAACGTAAGACATCGTAACAATAGCACTAGGAACCGCTGGACGAGTAGGAGACGTACTTGTACCAAAATGCTCTAACGAAACGCTGGTGCTAGTCGTTCTCCACATAATCTCAGCATAATCACCTGCGTTCATTTCGACAAAGAAATTCATCGCGGCAATTAGATGACTAGGATCACCAGAGCTTTTTCTTTGTGGTAAATGGAATCGGCTATTCGAGTTATCTATGTTAGTGCCGTTCTTCCTAAACCAAATATCCACATCCTGACCATCATTAGAATCGTTCTTAAATTGCAACGAAAACTGAATGTTGTAAATTCCATAATTCCTGACGTTTAGTCTAGAACTATTGGATAGGTAAATTCCATTGGAATAATCTGTTGTGTTGTACGTTATGGCATACGCTGTTGTCGTATTAGCCGCAGTCTGGTCTGTAGAGTCCTGAAACGCCCCATAGGGAGCCGAATCTTCCTCTGCCTCCTGAGATACCGGAACAAAGAAAATCAGGCTGTCGTAGCCTATACGCTCGTCGTAGAGGGTCGTTGTAACCGCATTGCTAGTCGCTAGGGTAATCCGGCCTGTGTTATTGGTCTTTCCGTCCATAACCCCACGAACGACCTCAGCAACAGCCCTCTGATCCCCTCCAAATGGCGGTAATGTACGAAACTGAGTCATCGATTACCCTGCTTAACGACTTCTACCTCTAAACCGACCGCTGTTTCCCAGTTAGCCCCTGTTGGAGTCAGTCTTAGACGATGATATTCACCGTTAGAACGGATAGATACACGGTTTTCAGCATCAGCAGCTACGTTAGAGCCAAATTCCACCTGATCCGACAGTAAATCCCGGCTAGCAATCGCTACAGAAGCACTACCCTTGTCCACAATCGGCTTAACTAACGTCACCGTAGACCGTCCAACGTCAATATCACCCGTCGTAATGTTCGCAGTCTTAGGCTGACCAGAGAAAGCAATGATCTTAGCCCCTGAAACACCCGCAAAAAGTAGCTGTCCACCAGCAAATACTCGTGAATCTAAAGAAATCTCTAACGCATCAATGTTAGCGTTATAGTTATCCACCTGCTCTAGCGTTGCTGAAGGCGTTAATACATAGGAAATAGACGTTGCTGTGGTATCCGTATAAGACCATCTGTCTAAGTCTATTGAGTAAATCAGCAGATTCTTACCGCCAAACGTATTTTCAAACTTCCAGACAATTAACTTACGGATAGGATCAACCGTAGCACTCATTCCTGTCGGTATCTGGCTAGGGATGACGTTATCAAAGAACCATCTATTGATCTTCTCTACGCCAATGGCCTTAACATTTTGACCATCGCAGAGGTAGAAACCGTCATCCGCTAGGAAATACGTTAGCCCACCGTACTGAGCAATCGAACCGTTACTGATACATCCTAACGACCTTGAGATAGCATCAAATTGAAAGAAAAACGGGGAGCCTGTGTAGCTCATCCGATATATGGCACGTTCTAGGAAGACCAGACCATATTCGCCACCCGCTAAACCTGTAATATCCCCACCGTCAGGGATGATCTGGGTATCCGACTGAGATGCAGCACCCGGAGTCCAGTCTGTCTCATCGTTAATGTCCGACCAGTAGACCTTGTTCGTGTCATTCCCATCGTTAGCCGCAACGACGAAATCCCGAACTACCGTAACAAACTTAGCCGTAGGTGCAGCAGCAGCCAAATTACCGAAATAAGTGGAAATGCCAATCTCGTAAGCCTGTAGCTTATCCTGACCATTAGCCAGAATCATCTTGCTGCCGTACTGAGTTACATCCCATCCTTCTACAGTCGTGTAACCCGTAGTCGTTAGGGCATCCAAACTCGCATCGTTAGAGTCAAACTTGTAGATTTGAGTCGCACCAGCAGCAAATAGGTTCGTAGCACCGCCAAACTTACCCGCAAAGGTAATCAGCAGGTTCTGAGCCGCTGCATCCGAATAATCAGCCTCACTCGGAAATGGCGCATATCCGTTAGCAACCGGATAACAGTTCTTAGCATCAGTTACCGCCCCTGTTACTCCGGGCTGATCTGGCAACCACTCACCTAATGGAATCTTCATTGTCTTGCCCAAGTATCTGTTGAAGCAGTCTGCGAAATCCAGAATTCATAACGCTCGTCGGTATAACCTAGCTCCCAATACCCCAACTCAACATAAGGATCAGCTAAGATATTCGCGTACCAAGTGTCTGCTATTGGATTAACTGTTGTCCAAATGTTACTAGAAGGAGATTGCTCAGTCCATGTATTCGGAACCGCAGGGACATCTGTCCACTCTTGCCCAATAATCTGACCGTTAGCAGTAACCGTTACTGAGGCGTTTACAGCCGCATTACCAGCCCATATCGCTGTAGGGTAGACAACTACACTCGCTATCCCAGTAATCGCCCCAGAGCCGCTATAAACAACCCCACCAAGGGCTGTAACCGTAGCTGTCCCTGTAATCGATCCTGAACTCGTCCTTACCCTAATCGCATCAGCACTAACTGTTGCATTTCCGGTAATACTTCCAGCACCGAATTGAATCCTGATGCCGTTAGCTGTAACTGTTGCTGTTCCTGTAACACTACCACTACCAAACTGTACTCTAGTTGCATTAGCGGAAACAATCGCCTCTGCCGTTACCGATGCACTCCCGAATTCAAGAATAGCATCGCCTTCAGCATAGCCGTAGTCCCAATAGTCATAGAGAACGTATTGAAGGCTCATTCAGGTTCTTTAGTCTGCGCCTCGGCTTGCTCTTTAATCTTCACCACTAAAGGCCATGCTCCAGAAGATGTCGGGAGTTGTCCAAGCGTCTGCAATATCCCATTCACTTCTTCTACGCTGAGCTTTAATGTGATCTCCATTACTTTGCCTCCAATGCGGCGACTTTCGCCTGTAGTGTTTCAATCATTTGCTGTTGCTCTTGGATGGCTGCTGTCAGTGTTGCGACAACAAAGCTGGCATCGACGTTCTGATAAATAGGCTTACCATTCTCATCGATAGCATCCTTCTCGCCGACAACCGCATCCGGCACGACAGCCTGCAATTCGTGGGCGATAAAGCCTTCACCGCTGACCTGACTTTCTTTCCAAGTCCAAGTTACTGGACGCATTTGTGCAACACGCGCCAGAGCGCCAGACATTGTCTGGACATTTTCTTTCAGGCGATAGTCAGAGCCAGTGCCGTAAGTTGTGGTTGACCCGTTAGTAGAAATAACACCGCGTTCAGTGAAGCTGCTACCGTCGCCAAAAGCAAAGTGAAAGCGAGTGCCACTTGTCGTTGCAACCCAGCTTCGTCCGGTGTTTGCGCTATTGGTATCAACACGAAACGTAGCAGCGCCGTTGCCTGATGTGGCAACAACAGAAAGAGTACCGCCGGACTGCAAACTCGTCGTCCCCACCAGCAGATTACCGCTGGAGTCGAGCGTCATCGCCTGTGTGAAGGTGATAGCGTTACCTGCTGTGCCGGAGGGGGCGTTGTACCAAGCGTGAGAGCCTGCGTTTTGTAGATAAGCTGTTGAAAAACCGTTGGCTATGTACGTTTGTCCAGAATAAGCGCCAGTCCAAAAGACGTTAGAACTGAATGAAGATATGGCTCCAGCAGATCCAATAGCAGCAATAGGGGCGACTTGTAGCGCCTTTATGCCAAACGCACTCGGCGTAACACCCAAGCCAAGGTTCCCACTCGCATCAATCCTCATGCTCTCAACACCGCCCTCTGAGAAAGCAATCGTGTCAGCAGCAGGGGAGAAAATACCCGTGTTGGTATCTCCTGAGAACGTCAATGACGGGGCAGCAGCACTACCGCCTTGAATCGTCATAGGACTCGTTACAAACGATGCAGCACCCGCCGATGTCAGCGTAATAGCGTCTACACCGCCTACTTGGATAGCTGC